TCGAACGTGAAATGGCGAGTTTCCATCGTCGCCAAGTAAATGCTATTCATTGGAATATGTCCCCATCTCCAGATTATCGACAATCGCGCCGACCGACTCCCACAGCAGGTCAACGTCGGTGCCCGCGTGCAGTGCGAGCAGGATCTGCTCGCTCATGTTCCCCCGGTCGCGGATCACTTGAATCAGCGCGGCCAGGACGCACCCGTTTTCCGGGTGATCCGCAACCGGGGTCCCGCAATTCGGACAGTTCATAGGTTTCCCCCTTTGTAACGCTCCATTCCCGGCAGCGTATTGGGGCCGGACTCGAACGGCTGCGGCGGGCTTTGCCGCGTCCTGGATGGCCCGCCCGTCGGGAATCGCTGTTTTAGATTCTGGTCCGCGTACCGCGCCACCGACTTGCTGCGCGGAGCGAACTCCGGCGAGCTGCTGCAATACTTGCGCGTCAGGCTCTCCAGTTTTGCGGCCTTGTAGGGGATCGCGTCCTTTGTAGAGCGCATCCCGCTGTAGTCCAGCGGCACGCCGAACAGCCGCAGGCCGGCGATGCCATAACGATCCGCGACATCCTCGCATCGCTCCATTGTCCATCGGGTGTCGGCCTCGATCACGATGGGACCAGTGGCCTTGTGTTGCGTGAATGCGGCAAGGGCACGCACGCGGATCGCTTCATGGTAGTCCTGATCTTGATGCAGATAACTCATGGTTTCCTCGTCTTGTAGGGTTGAATTGGCCCCCGCTAGGGGGGCCAGGCGGGGCGTGGTCAGCCGTGGAGCCAAATCTCGCACTGGCGCACCACTGCGGCGGTATAGGCCTCTTGCAGATCGTGCTCGTTGAACTGCGCCGCGCCTGCTGTCGATGCGTTGCACAGGCGGATGACCATCGCACCCACGGCGGATGCTGCGGGAAGATCCATCACGCTATCGGGCAGCGCCGCAGAGAACGGCATATCCGTCACCTCATCACGCACAAGCGTGGGCGCTGTGAAGTAAAGCCGACCCTCCACGCTCATAATGCACTCGCCGTCGGACCCATAGATGCCCATAACGGCCTCGTCACGATCCAGAATGTGGCTCGCGTCGTCAGTGATCTGGATAAATCCGCCGCTCGGGAGATACTTTATCCACGCCGTGCAGTGGCCCCCCGTTTCGTTGACGTTAAAGCCTTGATGCTTCAATTCCACCACAAGGCCGCGGGGCATCGCGCCGAAATCGTATTGAGGGCGCACATTGAAATTGCGTTTTGTAAGATCATGATTCATGGAAATTGCTCCTTTGTAGGGTGAAATTCTGCGGGGGGCGCGTCCAGGATTGGAGCGCCCCGCCAGCGGGTCAGTTGAAATAGCGACGTGCGATGCGCTGCCCGAACTGCGCGCGGAATGTGCGTCGGAGCCAATCGCCGGGGGTCTGGTTGCCAACGATGTCCACCACATGGCCGCGCGTGGTCCCGCCATTGGCCGCGAGCCACTGCTGCGCGGCCTCGCGGGATGCGTGCAGGTAAGGTGCTACGCGGTCCTGCCCATGCCACGCGTCCACGCGCCACGCCGTGGGCGTGGGCATCGACGCCCGCCGCGCCTCCCACAGCGCAGACGCGAGCACAGCGCACACTGCGCGGCGGTACTCGGTCGGGAAATACTGACCCGTGCAGTAGTCCAATCGCAGCCCCTTGGGGGTGTCGGTCAGCGTCAGGCGTCCCGAATAGGCGCGGAACGCTTCGCGCAGCTTGGCCTCGGGAATGCTCGATGTCATCAACTCCACTTGCCGCAGCAGCATCTCCGCATCGTGGCGATCCTGCGTGATGCTGCGCGACTCGGCGCGATAGCTCGCGGCATCGCCGTAATTGCGGGGGTCCATGCCGGGACGCTGTGCGATGAACGCGCGCAGCAGTGCAATGATCTTGTCTCTGTTTTCCATGATTGTCCTTTGTCAGTAGTCAGTGTGAAAGTGCTTAGGGTTAGGTGGACGCGAGGCGCGAAATTTCGCCTGGCCCAAATCCAGGTTTTGGGCATTCCGAAAATTCGCCCTTTGTAGGTGTGGTCGGCGTGGTCATTGCGCGGCCTCGTCTTGTGCTGCTGCGATGGCGAGGTGATGCGTGGCGAACGGGCCAATGGGGGGCGAGTCGGGCAGGCATCCGGGCAGGCAGTGCCAGTAGAACCATCCGCCCTCTATGCCCTCGTTGGCGATGATCGCGTCGATCATCTGCTCGCGGATGCGCGAGTTCATGGACGCGAGCCGGAACTCATGCCGACGCGAGTATTCCCAGACTGTGTCCTCGTCGAGTACTGCGGCCTCCTCGGCGGTAAGTTGAAACACCTCGCAGTCGGGCAATGCATGGGGGTCTGCTGCGCGTGCGGGGGTGCTGTAAAAAGATGTCATGGTGTGTCCTCGTGTGGTGTGGCTCAGGGTTGGGTGATGGTCTAGCGTTGGTCTTGGTGCGGGATGTAGTAGCACTCGCGGTCGGTCGGGTCTTGCCGCGCGTCAGGGTGTAGCAGCAGGTCGGTAGACGCGTCCAGAGTGATGCGTCCCGCGTCCACCATCAACTGTGCGGTGGCCTGCATCGCGTCGGGCATCTGCCAATGCAGCACAGCGCCCCCCGCGTCGTACAGGTAGCCCAACACGGACTGCCATGCGGCCTCGTCGTCGGGCAGTGGGGCCATCTCGTTGGCGAACGCGCCCCCATCCGCGTAGTAATTGGCCTTGGCGCACAGGATGCGCGTCTGACACTCGGCAATCACGGCCTGCATCAACGCGATGTACTCGCCGGCATCGTTGCATCCGCCCAACTCGTCTGCGGCCTGCAGGGCGTTCATGGTGTCGGCGTAGATGCTGCCTTGATTCTTGTCCACGGGCGGATAGGCCGCGACGATGCGGTAGTCCTCGGCGGAGTAGTCCATGCCCGCTTCGCTCATGCTGCGGAAATGCGCGGAGAGTTCATCTGCGGCCTCATCACGCGTGGCATAGGTGACGGGGGTCTCGTCGTCGCCATCTTGGCGAGTGACGTTCTCCCACTCGCCATTGGCGTGGAGGAGTTCGATGGCATAACGGAGCGTGGGTTGGCGTGTGGTCATGGTGTGTCCTTTCAGAATGCGAACGCGTTGATAACGTGCAGGGTGGCGGATGCCGTGAGTGCGACGACGATAAGGGCGCGGATCACAGCGCGGCCTCTGCGCGGTAGATGGTGCGCCCCTCGCGGGCTGCGAAGAACTGGTCACTGTGCGCGACCCAATTCCAACCCTTGGGCGGGGCCACACCTGCGGCGGGGCAGCACCAGTAAGAGTCACCCAAGGTGTAGACGGCGCAGGACTGCCGCCCCGCTTGGTAGCGTGCCTCGTTCATCTCCTGCACGCTCATGCCGAGCGTAGCGCCGATGATCTCGTTGGCCCGCTTCATTGCGCGGCCTTGGCGCGGGCTGCACGCTTGGCCGCACGGCGCTCATCACGGGTGCATTGCCACCACGCGGTGACAGCGCCAGCGAGGACTGCAACGAGTGCGAGCAGGAAGAACGCGCCCATCGTGTATGCGAGGACTTGCCCTACTTGGTCTTGATAGCTCATGGTGTCTCCTAGTCAGTTGTCAGTGTGTTACGGTAGGTCAGACCAGAGTCTAAACCATAAAGTTCCTACCCCCCTAGCACTTTCTGAGGCGCGCCGACGAGCGGTAGTTATCGAGAATGGTTCGCATATAGATCACGATCCAATATTGGATAAAATATAGTGGATGGGGGTCCAATTATCTGCGAAACCAAACTAGCAAGGGGGGGTGCTAGTTTTGTCGTGTTTTGTTCGATATTGGCAAAATCGCTTTTTTACAGCGGATCGAGATTGGATCGCTAAGGCGCTGAGACATTTGAGCAATCACTACAATTAGATTACTACTCTATAGGGAAAAGATAATAATAAGTAATATAATATATGGTTATATGCTACTGTAGCTATATAGGAAACGTCGTCCGATCCAAATCCGCCCCCGCGATTTCGGCCACCCAAACTATGAATATCCCCCGCGACTTTTAGGCGCAGCCTGGCACGCATTGTGCCTAAGTTAGTGCTCACTAACCAGGGGTGAGCGAACACTCGTTCGATGAAGTGAGTGCTCACTAACCTGTGGGTGAGTGCTCACTCAGGCAAGAACCGTGCCACCTTGACCCCGGACGAGACTCCTGGCCGGCGCTGGCTCCGGGCCGGGACGCACCCGCAATCAGCAGTCAGTGCTCACTGTTCCACGGGGAACATTTCCCCTATCATCGCGCCAATGGACGACGACCCCACCCCACCTTTGCCGCGGCTGGAGCCGGAGTTGCTTCTGCCTGCGCTCCCGCTCCTGCCGGACGCGCCGGCGGAGTACGTCAACCCGAACGCGGTGATCCCGGCCCTGCCCTCCCAAGCAGAGCAACTGCAGACGCATATCACCGCCGCCATAGCGGACACCCTGCACAAGATCGACGTGCGGAGTCACCTCGAGATGCTCGCGCGCACCGACCCCAAGACCTTCCGGCAGTGGGTGCAGATGGCCCTGCCCGGCCCCGCACAGCGCGGGCCGACGCAGGCCAACATCATCAACGTGCATAACGCGCTCCCGCGCTCGCCGCTGGACGCGCTGCCGCCGGGCTTCGACGTGCATCGCTGACGTGTACCGCCCGCGCAGTTTCTTCACCGCGTTTCACAACCGCGCCAAGCGGTGGAGTGTCCTGGTCTGCCATCGCCGCGCCGGCAAGACGGTGGCCGCGATCAACGACATCGTGGCGCGCGCCTTGAATACCGCGAAGGTGGTCTCTCCCAACCCGCCGCAGTACGCCTACATCGCGCCGTTCCGCGAGCAGGCGAAGCGGGTGGCGTGGGACTACCTGATGCGCGCCACCGCGGCGCCGGGGATGCGGACGGCGACCAACATTGCGGACTTGACCTGCACCCTGTTCAACGGCACCAAGGTCATGCTGTTTGGTGCCGACAACCCCGACGCCATACGCGGCATCTACCTGGACGGCGTGGTCATCGACGAGCCGGCGATGATGCGTCCCAGAGTCTTTTCGGAGGTCATACGACCTCTCCTGGCCGATCGCAAGGGGTGGTGCGTGTTCATCGGCACGCCGGCGGGGAAGAACGAGTTTTGGCGACTGCGCGAGGAAGCGCGTAACAACCCCGACGAGTGGTTCTACATGGAGCTGCGCGCGTCACAGTCGGGCATCCTCGATGAGGCGGAACTGAAGGGCGCGCAGCGCGTGATGAGCGAGGACGAGTACCTGCAGGAGTTCGAGTGCAGCTTCGACGCCGCGATCCGCGGTGCCTATTTCGGCAAGATCCTGAACGAGATGGGCAACCGCATCGGCTACTACCCGCACGATCCCGTGCTGCCGGTTCATGTGAGCCTTGACCTGGGCTACACCGACAGTACGGCGCTGTGGTACTGGCAGGCGCTCGGCAACGAGCTGCGCTACATCCGCGCCGAGGAGCACTCGGGCCTGGCCCTCTCGGATTACGTTGACATCATGCGCGCGCAGCCCTACGTCTACGGCGACGTGTGGCTACCGCACGATGCGCGAGCGCGTTCGCTGCAGACAGGCCGCAGCATCCTGGAGCTTCTGCGTTACCAGCATGGCATCAAGTGCGACATCGCGCCGGAGTTTAGCGTGCAGCAGGGGATTCAATCCGCGCGGTTCGTACTGACCTCCGCGACTACTTACATCAATGCCGACGGGTGTGCAGAGGCGATCGAGGCGCTGCGCCAGTACCAGCGCGAGTTTGACGACAAGAAACAGGCATTCAAAGAGCAGCCGAAACATGATTGGACCTCCCACTACGCCGATTCTTTCCGTTATAGTTCGCTGGTCGCGCATCGCGGGGCGCGAGATTCGGTCAACCGGATAACTCCTCAAAACACACCACTCAGGTACGACCCGACCAAGCCGTTCGGGGGAAATGTGCGTTTGGAGGACTGTTGGGGCACGGTCCCACAATCCGCGGAGTTGAGGTACTGAGTCATGGCGCTCGACAATGATCCATCATCGGGTCCGCAGACCCGCACTTCCGCTGAACGCCTCAAGGATTTCGGACCCGTCGGCTCCCCCGAGGCGCTGGCGGCGTACTGGAAGGCGGAGATCCACGCATCGCTGAAAGACCCGTTGCGCGAGCAGTGGCAGAAGCGCGCGGCGCGCATCGTGAAGCGTTATCGCGACGATCGGGGGGACGATGGCATTGCCACGCATTCCAAGCGATATAACATTTTTTGGTCTAACGTTCAGACCATCATGCCCGCGATGTACGGGAAGCGACCGGAGCCTTGCGTGGTACGCCGCTATCTCGATCCCGATAGCGTGGCCCGAGTGGCCGCAATCATTCTGGAAAGAACGCTGTGTTTTCAGATGGACTCGCAGACCCGTTTCTATGATGCGATGCGGTCAGCCCTTCAAGATCGCCTTGTTCCCGGCATCGGGACTGTCTGGGTGCGCTATCAGACGGGGCAGGACTCCCCAACCAACACCGTCACCAACGACTACTACGCCAAGCTGACCGGGGAGATGGCGGAGGTCGATTACGTCTACTGGGAGGATTTCGGGTTCGTATCCGCGCGGACGTGGGAGGAGGTTCCCGCGGTGTGGCGCATCGTGTGCATGGACCGCGACCAGCTTATCAAGCGGTTCGGGCAGAAGATCGGTGAGGAGTGTCCGCTCAATCACATCCCGGCGCGGCACAAGGACGGCGCGGGCAGCACTTCCGCGGAGACTGACGAGCCGAAAACCGGCGTGTTCAAGCAGGCGCAGGTGTACGAGATCTGGGACAAGCGCACCAGCAAGGTGATCTGGCTCAACACCGACATGGCGGTGCCGCTGGACGTGAAGGACGACCCGGTGCGATTCCCCGGATTCTTCCCGTGCCCGAAGCCGCTGTTCGCCACCAACACCACCGGCAACCTGATCCCGATCCCCGACTTCGCGCTGTACCAGGATCAGGCCAACGAGTTGGACAACATCACGCAGCGGCTGAATTCGCTGACCAAGGCGCTGAAAGTGGTCGGTGTGTACGATCAGGGCCAGGCCGGTGTGCAGCGGATGTTGACCGAGGGTGTCGAGAACCAACTCATTCCGGTGGACACCTGGGCGGCGTTCGCTGAGAAGGGCGGGTTGAAGGGTGTGGTGGACTTCATGCCCATCGACCAGATCATCGTGGTGGTGGAGAAGCTCTACGAGATCCGCAGCAAGCTGATCGAGGACATCTACCAGATCACCGGCATCTCCGACATCGTGCGCGGTGCGTCCAACCCGTCCGAGACTGCCACCGCGCAGAAGATCAAGGCGCAGTTCGCGTCGATCCGGCTCGAGGACATGAAGGCGCAGATGGGTCAGTTCGTGACCGACACCTTGCGGCTCATGGGCTGGATCATCACGGAGTTCTTCCCCGAGGACGTAATCATCGCGCAGTCCGCGATCATGCAGTCCCCGGACGGGATTTCCGCGATCGAGGACGCGAAGAAGGCTATGGCTCCCCCGCCCGGGCCTCCGCCCGGCCCGCCCGGTGGGCCACTGCCCCCCGGACCTCCGCCCGGCCCGCCCGGTGCGGGGGGGCCACCTCCACCGGGGCCGGGGATGCCGCCGCCAGGCGCGCTGCCGCCCAACGGACTGCCGCCGGGGATGAAGCCGGTGGCGATGCAGATGGGGGCGCAGTCGATGCCGCCGCCGGGCGGTGGGCAGATGGGCGGGGCACCGATGGGTCCGCCGCCGATGCCGCCGGGGGGTCCGGGGATGGGACCGCCGCCGCCGCCCGGAGGGATGCCGCCGGGAGCGTTGGGGCCGTTTGGCGGTCTGCCAATGGCACCGCCGGCGCCGACCGCGGTGGGGATCGTGAAGCAGGCGATCGAGATGCTCAAGGCGGGCAAGGACGTGGACTTCCGCATCGACATCATCGCGGAGTCGATGATCGCGGTGGACTACGCCAGCGAGCGCGAGGAGCGCACGGGTTTTCTCACCGCGACCACGCAGTTCCTGCAGCAGGCGCTGCCGCTGGTGAAGCAGTCGCCCGAAATGGCGCCGCTGGTGCAGCAACTGATGATGTTCGGGGTGCGCTCGTTCAAGGCCGGGCGTGACCTCGAGGGTGTGATCGAGACTTCGATCAGCAAGTTCGCGTCCACGCCACCGCCGCCTCCCCCGCCCGACCCGAAAGCGCAAGCGATCCAGGCCAAGGCCGCGGCGGACCAGCAGGAGGCGCAGAGCAAGATGCAGCAGTCGCAGCAAGCGCACCAGCAGACGATGGAGGCCAACGCCGCCAAGCAGTCGCTCGCCATGCAGCAGTTGCAGAACGATAACCTCGCCATGCAGCAGGAGTTGAAGCAGTCGGCGGAAAAGCACGCACAGGATATGCGTGCGTTCGCGGAGAAGTTGCAAGCCGAGGTCGAGGCGATTCTCATCAAGGCCAACGTGCAAGCAGAGGTGACACGCGATGCGGCAGCAGCTAAGGCGGAGGGACAAGCCCAGCTTCAATCGGTCGCGGTGGATGGTCGGGCTGCGGAGTTCCAGCAGGGGATTGAGCAGGATGCGGCGAGTCACGCCCAAGCGACTCAGCACGCGGAGGCCGATCACGCAATGAACATGGCCCGTGGGGAGGACGAGCATCAGTTCGACCTATCGCGCAATGCGGAGGAGCACGCGGCGGGCCTGGCGCGTGGTGACGAGGCCGCGCAGCAGTCGCTCGATCAAACGAAAAAGGTTGGCGAGGTCACGCTGCAGCAGAAGAAGGAGGCGGCGAAGATCAAGCCGAAGAAGCCGAAATGAAACGCCGCTTCCGCTATGACAAGGAATCCGACAGCATGGTGGAGATACCGCTGTCGGATGATTTCGAGCCGACCGTGGGCATCCACGGCGACATCGAGCCGTTCCGATCGACCCGTGACGGGACGATCATCAAGAGCAGGGCGCATATGCGCGAATACATGGCGAAGCATAGCCTCGTACACTTCGACGCTACGGCGAAACGGGAAGAAGATCGCTACGCCAAAGGTCACGCAGATCGCGCCCTGCAAGAACTCTTATACGAAAAAGTGGATAAACTGGTGCGCGATCCAACGGTTCGGAAATATATCCGCGACCGACATTAAAACGACGAGGGATTGAACATGGCTGAAAATGGTCAGGACGTAACCGCATCTGAGGATGTCACCCCGTCATTGGGTGATGCGCTCACCGCCGCGCTTGAGCGGCAGTCCCTGGTCCCGCCCGCAGCGGCTGAACCATCGGCCCCCGCCCCTCGTCCGGCCCAAGCGGATGACAAGGCCGCTGCGGTGCCGGGACGCTCGGATGGGCGCGATGAGTTCGGGCGCTTCAAGCCCAAGGCGGGGGATTCAAACCAGCCTATCCCCACTCCATCCCCGCAAGCGACCGCCCCGGCCCCACCCGCCGCCGAGGCGCCGGCGTCATGGCGCGACGACATGAAGCCGCTGTACGGGGCGCTGCCGGAGCCGGTGAAGGCGTACGTCCACCAGCGCGAGCAGGAGTTGCAGCAGGGGTTTGAGCGGGTCGCGCAACGCGGCGGCGTGGCCGAGGCGGTGCTCAACGAGTTCGTGCCCTATGCGGAGATCCTCGCCGCGGAGAAGGCTACGCCGATCGACGCCATGCGGACGCTGCTGCAGACCGCGCACGCGCTGCGTACCGGCGGGCAGGAGTACAAGAAGGCGATCATCCTGGGGCTGGTGAACCAGTACGGCGTGGACATGAGCACGGAGTTGAATCCGGCGGTGGCCGCGACCGAGGCCAGGCTCGCGCAACTGACCACCGAGAAGATGTACGGCGCGGCCTCGCAGCAACAGCAGGAGACGCAGCGGGTTTCGCAGGAGTTCGAGGCCTTCGCCAACGACCCGGTGAACGAGTTCTTCCCGCAGGTGCGTCAGATCATGGGTGGCCTGGTGGGGCAGGGCTACGCCAAGACGCTGCGCGAGGCCTACGACATGGCGATCGGGATGCACCCGGAGGTGCGGCAGAAGATATGGGATCGGGCGGCACAGGTCAGCACGAACGCGCCGCGCAAGCGGGCGGCGGCGAACATGAGCGTGTCCAACTCCCCGAACGGGAACATGGTGTCGGCCACGGCGGGGCGCCCACGGGACAACTCGGTACGGGCGTCGATCGAGGCGGCACTCGGGGACGCGGAGTAAGTGCTCGCTTGACACATTCGTTCGACGGCGGGTAGGATTTCGCTGTCAGCCAAATCCGACCACACCCGCGAGTACTGACGAGGCGAAGCGGGCCAGCGTGTCGGCGCACCCCTGATGGGGCCAGTGTAAACGGCGGCGTGTAGCACAGCGTCCCCCTTTACCCTACCGTCAGGAGACATCATGGCCTTTCCCAATGCAGCCGTCAGCGATGTGATCGCAACCACGATCCAATCGCGCACCGGCATCGTGGCCGACAACGTCACGAAGAACAACGCAATCCTTACCAAGCTGTCCGAAAGCGGCAATATCAAGCCGTTCGGCGGCGGCAACGTCATCATGCAGGAACTCTCCTTCCAGGAGAACGGCAATGCGGGCTGGTACTCGGGCTACCAGGCGCTCCCGGTTGGCGCGCAGGATGTCATCAGCGCCGCGCAATACGACATCAAGCAAGCCGCAGTTGCGGTCACGATGTCGGGCTTGGAGATGCTGCAAAATAGCTCCAAAGAGCAGATCATCGACCTCATGGAAGCCCGCATCAAGGTCGCGGAATCCACGATGTCCAACCTGATTTCGCAAGGGCTGTACTCGGACGGCACCGCAGCGGGCGGCAAGCAGATCGCCGGCCTGGCGGTCGCGGTGAGCAAGACGCCGACCGCCGCCGGAACGTACGGCGGGATAGATCAGGTCGCTTGGCCGTTCTGGCAGAACAAGGCACAGATCGCCGCCGGCACGACCGCTGCCAACATCCAGCAACGGTTCAACACCATGTACGCGGCAACGGTGCGCGGCGCGGATCACATCGACCTCATCATGGTGGACAACGCGTATTGGGCGCTGTTCATGCAGTCGCTGCAGGCGATCCAACGCTTCACCGACAGCAAGATGGCGAAGCTCGGGTTCCCGTCGGTGCAGTATATGCAGTCCGACGTGGTGCTCGACGGCGGCATCGGCGGCTACGATCCGGTGAGCACGGCGTACTTCCTCAACACGAAGTACCTGTTCCTGCGTCCGCACCGCGACCGCAATTTCGTCGCGCTCGACCCGTCGAAGCGGTACAGCGTGAATCAGGACGCCGTGACGCAACTCCTGGCGTGGGCGGGCAATCTGTGCGTGTCTGGTCGCCAGTTCCAAGGCGTCATGGCCGACGCGTAACCCTCACCATAACGGACGAACTCCGAAAGGGAAATCATGGCAATCGACACACCTCTCATTGGCGCGAGCCTCACGCAAGTCTGGAAGCCGGTTGGCGGGGTCACGGTCCCGCCGCAAGCCGCCGACGCAACAGCACCGTTCGCACTCGGCACGGTGGTCGGCGCGGAACCGGGCAAGATCGCGCAGTTCTGCCGCATCGGTGCCACGGGTGTCGCCATTGGCGCGAACGCGGGCATCACGAACGGCGTGTCCGTCGCTGCGGCGGCGGGTAACACATGGAACAACGGCACCGGGCAAGCACTCGTCACGGGCGATTACTGCTTCCTGACCACGACGCCGACGTATTCGCCGTAACGCTTTACCCTGTCTGGTATTCCCTCAAGGCGCGGCGGTCAAACGCTGCGCCTTTTTTCAAGGTGACGCGATGCCGTTCATCAACGGGTTGGAAGTCAGCGACGTAACGGGGCGAGCGCAAATCGACCTCAACGCGGCGCTGCCTGTCCCGCCCGCGAAGTCGGCACTCGGCGGGGCGCTGTATTCCAACGCGTCGGGGGTTGGTCGGTTGCAGGTGGACGATAGCGGCTCACCAGCGCCGTTCTCATCGAGCGGTGGGCTTCTCTACAACGCCAACGGGCAACTGCAAATCCTGATGTCGCTGCCGGGCGGGCAACCGCTCTACAGCAACGGGCTGCGAATTGGTCCGCTCGGCGGCGTGGCGATTTCGGCGGGCGGGCCAATCGCGGGGTACGTTCACGGTTGGCCGGTCACGATTGACGGGGCGCTGTGTATTGACTCGGGCGCTCCGGTCATACAGGTCGTGAACTGGAATCCTGCCGACAAGGGCACCGATGTCACGTTGAGCGGCAGCGACTTGATTGCGACCAGCGGCGGCGCGACGAGCGCGGTGGTGCGTGGCAACCTCTCGCGCGCGGCGGGCAAGTATTACTTTGAAGTGGTGCGCGGCTCGGCGGGAACGTCGTACCCGTACATCGGCATCTGCAACGCGGCGTTGCCGCTCACCGCGACGACGGCGAACGCAGCGCCCGGTGTGTACGCGGTCGCGGGCAACAACTTCTTCTGCTACGGCCCTGCCGGGATCAACGTCAACACCGGGCAGACGTGGGCGAACGGCGACACCGAGATGGTCGCGGTGGACTTCACCGCGCTCAAGGTTTGGTTCGGGCGCAACGGAACGTGGTTCAATTCGGGCAACCCCGGCGCGGGCACGGGACAGATATTCACGATCCCCGCCGACACTTACTTTCCACTGGCGAACGTGCGAGCGGCGGGAGTGTCCGCAACAGGTCGCTTCGCCGCAGCTTCGTTTTCTTTTTCCGCGCCCGCAGGGTTCAAGGAATGGGGCGCTTCGTAGTTCAACTGACGAGGACATGACAATGCAAGGAATGATGCCGCAACAAGAGGAACAGTACGGGCCGATGGCACCCGGCGACGAGATGCTGTACGTCCAGTTCTACATGGGCAGCATGAAGAACGAGGAAAAGAGCGTGGAGCAGGGGCGCCCGATTTTCGAGTCCGTGCCGTTCGTGAAGATCCTCGTTCCCGGCGACCGCAACACCGTCGTCAATACCATCGTGGACAACAAGACCAAGCGCCGGTTTGCGAAACTGTGGCACCAGTTCGAGCAGAACAACCAGCAGACGATCGAGGGGTTGCCGATCCGCGAGTGGCCGGCGATCACGCGCGCCCAGGCGGATGAACTGTTCTACCTCAACATCGTCACCGTCGAGCAACTGGCGAGCCTGGCCGATGTGTACGGTACGCGCATCATGGGCTTCCAGGACTTGAAGCGTAAGGCCCAGACGTACCTCGCCGCGGCGAAGGACACTGCGATCGCGGAGAAGCTGTCCTCCGAGAACGCTGCGCTGAAGCAGCAGGTCGCCACGCTCGAGGATCAGATCAAGTTGGTCAACGCGCGGTTCGAGAAGCTGGAAGCCGCACAAAAGGCATAGATCATGAGCGAGATGACCGAGATGTTGGCGAACCTGCTGATGCAAAAGACGGGCAAGGCAGCGGGCTATGACATTACTGATCCGCGTGACCTGTCTCGTATGCAGGAGGATGAGTTCGATGTCCGGCAGCGACTCAAGAACAAGTCGATATTCAATCCGCAGGGCATGGCTCCGCGTGGTGAGGACGAGGAGGGGAATAACCTCGCGGGACCGCCTGACCCCAAAGACCCGCAGACGTTGGGCGACACATGGGCAATGGAAGCCAAGCAACAGATGCTGCGGGAAATACTGGAACACGCCAAGTTGGCACCGAAACCGAATCCACAAATTCCGCTGCGCGGGGCGCAGAACCTCGGTCGGAATAGTGATCGGCCTACCTCGTTGGGCGTAATCACGCAGATGCTTAAATGAACTCCACCGTCCTCGATGTGATCCGCACGGCGTGCATGGAGATGTCGCTGCAGCCGCCGTCCTCGGTCGCGGCCAACCCGGAGTTGATCCCGCAGCAGCTGTTCGCGCTCTACAACGCGACCGGCGAGATGCTGGTGAAGCGCCGCTTCTGGCGCAACCTGTTCGGAGAGGCGACGATCAACTGCGTAGACGGCCAGGCCGCATATCCGCTGCCCGCCGACTTCGCGCGCCCGATCACGCAGACGGAGTGGGACACCACGAACAAGTGGCCGATGATCGGGCCGGAAACGCCGCAGCAATGGCAATACTTGAAGTCGGGCATCCTCTCCACCGGGCCGCGCGAGCGGTTTCGCCTCGTCGGTAACACTATCGAAATCTGGCCGGTGCCGGGGGCCAACACGGGCGGCGGGGGTCTGCCGCTGCCTCTCACGCTTTCGTACTACTACGTCAGCAAGGGTTGGGTAGTCAACGGTGATTGGATTGAAGATCCCACGGTCCTGCCCGTGCGACTGAACAAGGCGGTGAAGGACACCGACTCCTGCATCTTCGATGACCGGCTGATGATCTCGGGGATCAAGTTCCGGTTCTATGCGGCGAAGGGTTTCGATACGTCATCGTTCGCTGCCGATTGGCAGAGCAACCTGGATGACGCGATAAGTCAAGATCAGGGCGGGCAGATCCTGTCGCTGGCGCGCTCGCCGCAGTTCCCGGTCATCACGATATGGAACATACCCGACGGAAATTGGCCCGGCTGATGTGGAGACAAAACCACGCAGCGCAATGGAGCGGATCGCGGTGCTTGAAGCGAAGGTGCGACTCATTTCGCTGGTGTTGAAGGGAACCGTCGCGGCAATCGTCGCCGTGGTGGTCGGTTACTTCACGAACAGATAGGAGGTCGCATGGAAGGACTCATCGGGATACTCGTAACCGTCGTCGTTCTCGGTTTGGTGTTCTACCTCCTGTGGTGGCTGATCGGGGTGATCGGACTGCCGGACCCGTTCAACAAGGTGGCGCAGGTTCTCATCGCGCTGATTGCCGTAGTCATTCTGTTGGGCCTTCTGTTCGGCGGAATCAACATTCCGACCCTCCGTATCCGATGAAGTCGAACCTGGCGCTCGCCGCCCGGCAAGTAAGCGACTTGAAGTCCATCCCGTCTCCGACGGGAGGATTGAACGCGCGCGACTCGTTGATGGCGATGGCGCCAGATCAAGCGATCACGCTCATCAACTTCTTCCCGCAGAAGTTCGGCGCGCAGCTCCGGCTCGGGTGGGCCAAGCATCAGTTGCTCGTCGTGCCCGCGCCGATCGAGACACTGATGAACTACGCGGCCAGGGACGGGACGGAGATCCTGTTCGCCGCGGCGGGCAAAACGGTCTACAACGTGACCCCGCAGAACGGGACTCCGGTGAAGGTGCCGAATTTCAACATCCCGTTCGCCAATGACCGTTGGCAGTTCACGATGATGAACAACGAGAACGCGAACTTTCTCATCATCGTGAACGGGGCCGACATCCCGCAGAAGTTCAACGGCACGGCGTGGACCGATTGCGTGCTGACCAAGTACGTCAGCACGCCGCCGGACCCGGTGCCGTTCGACCCCAAGAAGATGATTCACGTTCACAGCGTGCATCGCCGCCTGTGGTTCACCGAGAAGGACAGCGGCAATGCGTGGTATCTGCCGACGGATTTCGCGGAGGGTGAGGTCAAGCGGTTCAGCGTGGGCGAGATATTCCCCCGCGGCGGCTACTTGCAGTGCATCAAGTCCTGGACCGTGGACTCCGCGACCGGCAGCGACGACCACATCGTGTTCATCTCATCCGAGGGCGACATCGCGGTCTACACCGGGTTCGACCCGGACGCGACCGACGGATCGTTCACACTCGATGGTGTCTACCGGATTGGCGGCACGATCGGGCGCCGCTGTGCGGTGAAGTACGGCAGCGACTTGCTGATCCTGTGCGAGGACGGGGTGCTGCCGCTGACCTCCATCCTGGCGCAGTCGAAGGTGCTCGACCCCACGCCGATCACCGACATGATCCTGCTCAAACTGAGCGATGACGTGTCTACATACTCGTCGCGGTTTGGGTGGCAGTTGCTCGTCCACAACCGCGACAATCAGCTTTACATCAACGTCCCCGACCCGCTGGCGAACCGGCAGTATGTGATGAACACCGTCACCGGGGCGTGGTGCCAGTTCGAGAACTACGACGGCCTGTGTTGGGAGATACACAAGGACGAGGTGTTTTTCGGGATGCCCAACGGCACCGTCGCGCACGGGTGGTTCGGCACCACGGATGCGCTCGACTTCAACGACCTGCGCGGTGGCGCGATCCAGGGCACGGCCCTCGGGTCATTCGCCTATCTCGGGCGCGGCGCACAGCAGAAGCACATCACGATGGCGCGCGCCTCGCTGCACGCGCCGGTCCTCCCGCAGTACCGGCTCGGCTGCAACGTGGACTTCAACATCGAGGACGACTCACCGCCGATCCCGCCGGCGACGGTGTCGGAGGTGGTCGCGCTGTGGAATCAGGCCAAGTGGGATCAAGCTAAGTGGGCGATCGCATCGCGCATCTTTGGTGAGTGGATCGGCGTGGGCGAGATCGGGTTCTGTGCCGCGCCATTCTTGAAGATGTCCACATCGTTCGGGTGCGTCTGGATCAACACCGACCTGTTGAGCGAGGAAGGCAAGGGCATCCTGTGAAGAAAATCGTCATCAACTGCGAAGATCAGATGGCTCCGTTCATGGATCATATGTGCGACTCGCACGGTGCGTTCGTGGCGGGCCGCTGCGTCGGCCTGATCGAGGTGGCCCCCGAAGATCCCGATCGCGGCGAGATCATCGCGTGCGTGTGGTACGAGGGCTACAACGGCGCGAACATGAATATGCACGTCGCGGCGAAGCCTGGCGCACGCTGGATGACGCGCGAGTTCCTGTGGTACGTCTTTCACTATCCGTTCATCGAGTGCGGCGTGAAGCGCGTCACCGGGCTGGTGCCGGAGATGAACTACGCTGCGCGCCGCTTCGATGAGCACATCGGGTTCAAGCTGGAGGCGACGTTGAAGGACGCGGCCCCCGGCGGCGATCTCCGCATCTACACGATGTTCAAGGATGAGTGCCGGTGGTTGAAGCCACCGCGCGGCGTCGTGGTGACGCCCCCGAAAAGGATGGTGAACTGATGGGACAACCAGTAGGCGGCGGCGGGCTAGGCGGGAAGCCGGGGCGTGCCCCGAACCCGAACTATGGGACCACGGGTGGCGTAGACAACTCCAACGGCGTCTACAACGCGGGCGTGCAGTCGGGCAGTCAGACGGCTTATGCCACGCCGGGCGGAGCCACAGGGACGCTTGAGTCGCCCATCAACGCCTACGGCACCACGGGTGCGACAGGTGCCAACTACACCGCACAGACGAGTGCTACGACGGCGGCGGGCTTGCAGGGGGCGCTACCGAATACTCCGGGGCAGGCGGGCGCTACGGGGGCAACACAGGCGGGCTACACCAACGCGGTGAAGGCACCAGGGAACAGCAAGGCCGGGCAACCGCCAGCGTCGGGCTACCCGACTGCGAACAACAGCATGACAGCGGACGCGGCCCTCGCGGCGAACCCGCGTCCGCCGGCGTACTCAAGCTACGACGGCCAACTACACCCCATCGGCGTGACCGGGACCACGGGGGCGGGCGGACTGCCGCCGGGCATCTCGGGCCTCGTCAACAGCAAAATGCAGGGCAAGGGCGCGCAACCGCCGGGCATGGGCGGCACGGGAGCTGCGGGCGCCACAGGCTCCACCACGGCAGCGGGAGCAACCGGCGGCACGGGTGCGCCGATCGACTACGCGGCGCAGAGCGGGCGTTTCAACGCGCAGAACGATCCCACGGGCTTCTACGCGAAGTATTACAACAACCAGCAAGCCATGAAGGCGGAAGCTGCCGCCGCGCCGGATTGGATGAAGAAGGCGCTCGCCGGATCGGATATGGGCGGCGGCACGTTGCAGCAACGCGCGGAGTCGGAGCAGAAGTACGGGGCCGATACGGGCGCGACCACGAAGGATTGGAAGTCGATCGTCAACAAGATGTCGGGCGGGAAAGACCCGTATAAAGCACTGTCGGACATCTACGAGATGGCGAAGAAGCAAGGCGGCGGCGCGGGCGGGGCCGGACAGGCCAACGTCCACCGCGCGCTGATGGCAAACGGCATCGACCCGTCCATCGCCAACCGTCTGCATGAGATGTTCGCATCGGGCACCGATCAGCAAGGCGCGGCCCGCCGCTTGGGGTTGGAACAGGAGTTCTTGAAGTTCAAGGGTGCGAGTCAGGGGCAGATGGATCAGGCGACGGAACTCGCTAACTGGCACGCCGCGAACCGCACTGCGGGCGCGACGGGGGCGGTACAAGGCCCACCGGGGTCTACGGGTCCGATGTTCACAGGCCCGCCGCCGGGCGCGACAGGCTCGACCGGCGGACAGACAGGTGTTGCGGCAACAGGCAGCGCCGGGACGGACGGCAGTGGACTCATCGACCTCAACAACGGTGCGGCGGGCGCTGGCGCGACCGGGGCGAACGTCTTGCCGACGGGCGGCGGCGTGGTGACGCCAGAGGAATCGAAGGCCACGCCCGGATTGACGACCGAGAGGGTGCAGCAAATCGCGCGGCAGTATGGCGTGACGCCGGAAATTGCCAAGCAGCTTTGGCAGCAAATTTTGATGCAGTCGCAAAGCTCCGGCGGCGGGGGTGGTCCCGGTGGTTCTGGCGGCGACGGTGGTGATGGTGGAGGAGATGAATAAATGAGCAAGCCAAGCGCACCAGAGTCCCCCGACTACAAGAGCGCCGCGGAGGCGCAGGGGAAGGAGAATCGCACCACATCCAATGAAGATTGGATGAAAACTCTCGGCACGCAGTCCGATGCGTACAAGACCACATCCACGACCAAAGACCCGAACTCGGCATCGGGGTACCGCACCGACACCACGCTGAACCCGGAGGATCAGGCTCGCCTCGATCAGCAGCGCAGGCTCATGTCGCAGTTGCTCGGGGTCGGCGGGAGCACGATCAACCAGGTGCAGGACGCGCTCGGCAAGAAGATCGACACCTCCGGTCTGCCCGCGCTCACCGGCAACGTGGACGCCGAGAAGATGGCGCGGGCCGGGATCAAGGGCGGCACCGACATCAACACCAAGCTGGATACGTCGGGTCTGCAGTCTCTGGCGGACCCCACGCAACTACGTCAGGATGCGTCTAATCGGGCCTATGACGCGTTCTCCAAGCGGTTCGAGCCTGCCGCCGCCCGACAGCAGGAAGCGGAGCGCACGCGGATCGCCAACATGGGCGGCGTGACAAGCTCGGACGCCTCGCGGATGCGGATGCAGGACTTGCTGCAGAGTCAGAATGACGCGCGCACGCAGGGCACCTTCGACGCGGAGAAGTTCGGGCAGGAAGCCGCGGACAAGATTTCCGCGCAGCAGCTCGCCAATCGCGGCCAGCAGTTCGGGGAGCGCACGGGCGAGATGGACATCAACAACAAGTCCGTGCTGGCGGCACTCGGCCTCAACAACGCATCCTCGCAGCAGGACATCCAGAACGCATTCACCAACGCGGGCCTCGCCAACTCGACCCGCAACCAGGGCATCCAGGAGCAGCAGGATATGCGTCACATGGCGCTGAACGAACTGATGGCGATGCTCTCCGGGACGCAGGTGCAGGGCGGCAATTTCGGGCAGCAGCAGGGCACGACCACCGCCGCGGCGCCGATCTTCGCCGGCACGCAGGCGCAGGGCGCTTGGGATCAGAACGTCTACAACCAACAGGTCGGCGCGAGCAACGCGCTGGTCGGCGCGCTCGGCAGCGCGGCGGGCGGGGCGGCGTCGCTGTGATTTTCAAGCACAAAATCGTCGCGCTGCATTTCAGCGGCGGCAAGGACAGCCTTGCCACGCTGTACTTGATGCGTCCGCATTGGGACGACATCACGGTGATGTGGTGCAACACCGGGGACGCGTTCCCCGAGACTCGGCTGCAGATGGACGCGATCCGCCAGCTGGTGCCGCACTTCATGGAAGTGAATTCCGATCAGCCGGCGCAGACGGCGCGCAACGGGTTCCCGTCGGACGCGCTCAGTGCGTGGGACGCACCGCTCGGGGTCGCCATTTTCGAGGGGCGCCCGTATCGCGCGCAGTCCCCGCTTGGGTGCTGCATGGAGAATATCTGGTATCCGATGCTGCGGGCGACCCGGATGCTCGGCGCCACGCTGGTCATCAAGGGCCAACGCAACAGCGAGGCGCTGAAGTCGAATATCCGCTCGGGGCACGTCGAGGACGGCGTGGAGTACCTGTTCCCGATCGAGGATTGGAGCGACGACGAAGTGTTCGAGTACCTGCTCAAGCATGACGTGCCGGTGCCCGCACACTACGCATACACCAATACCTCGCTCGACTGCCAGCACTGCACCGGGTACCTGTTCGAGCCGGCGGCGGCGGGTCGGTTCAAGTATATGCGTGAGCGTCACCCGGAGTTGCACAAGGAAGTGGTGCGGCGGGTGCGCGACAACACGTTGGCAGTGGCGTGGGAAACGCGGCACGCGCAAGCGATCCTCGCTGAAAACTATTCGGAGTAATCATGGCCGGTTACGACTACGCAGCGTCACAGAGCGCACTCCTGCGGCAGCGCAAGATGGCGGAGATGCTGCAAGCCCAGGCGTTCCATCCGACCGAGATGCCGACCGTGCCCGGCGCGAAGCTGTCGCCGTGGACGATCGCCTTGAAGGGTCTGCTCGGCGGCATGAGCGCGTATCAAGCGAGCGAGGCGGACAAGGCCGCTGCTGCTGACGCGGCCTCGCGGGAAGCCGGTGTGTCTGAACACATGAAGGGGATGCCGATGGACATCCCCGGCGTACCGTCGGCACCAATCGAGCAGGAGCAGGTGGGCGCGCCGCCAGCACCGCCTGGAGGCCCGCCGCCGCAACCGCCAGGGTTGGCCGCGGCGTTCGGCCCCGGTGGGATGCAGGGCGCGGGCGTGCCGCCCAAGGACAACGAGTTCACCGGCTCGGGGTCGCCGCTCGCCGCAAAGCTGTTGGGCGGCGACACACCGCAGCCGAACCCGCTCACCCCGGCCCCGGAGGGACCGCCCATGCTGCCGCAGCCGCCGATGGGCGGGGAGGGTGCCGCGCCGCCTCTGCTGCCGCAGAAGCGCGACATGGGGTTCCCCGGCATGATCCCGAAGCTATCCACCGACGCGATCCCTGGTAAGGAAGCGAGTGGCGAGGATTGGCTCAAGTGGGGCACGGGCTTTAACAAGTACGGTCCTGAGTACGCGGACGTGGGCAAGGCTGTCACAGCGAGTGCGATCAAGAGCGCGATGCCGATGTCGCCGGACGTGAAGGCCGAACTCCAGATGAAGCACGCGGACAAGAAGGCCGAACTCGATCGGCAGTACGCGCTGTTGGGTCAGCAACAGGCGCAGTTCGAGCAGAGTGATAAACGCTACCGTGATCTGGAAGCCCAACGGGAGCAGAACCGGCTTGAGGTTGCGCGGTTGACTACGGGTGTGCAAATGTCGATCGCAGAAATGAAGCGGGATGCGGCGGCGGGGCGGGCGGATGCCGAGAAGGGAACATGGAGCGACTCTAACCGGGTGGACCCGGAGGGGCGTCAGATCATGTTCAATAACAAGACGGGCAAGTACAAGGTCGCTGGTACGGGTGAGGACTACACGCCTAGCAATGCCACGCCGGTATTCACCGGCCCCGACCAGAAGGAATACCGCGGTGCGGTGACGAATCTCAAGGACTCCGATCTGCTCGACAACTACGCGAAGCGCGTGGGCGATCTGAAAGACGAGTTCACGACCCAATCGGGATTGGCGGCGTCAGCGTCGAAGAAATACGCAGGCAGCGCCAAGTTGAAGGAAGTCACCGGGCACACGGAGGAAGGGCTGAAACTGCGCGGCGAGATGGAGTCGCACCTGGCTCGCGTGGTCAAGAACCTGATGGGCACCGCGGCAACGAAGGTCGAGGGCGATCGCAACGCGCTGTGGCTCCCGCAGCCGGGGGATGACGCCGCAGCGCTGATCCGCAAGATGAACGCCGCAGCAGAGGAGCAGCGCAACCGCACGAAGAACAGCACGTCCGACAAGGTGTACGGTCACGCGGTGAACGCGTCGAAGCCCAAGGCACCCGCTGCACCGGCACCGAAAGCCGCCGGCGGTGACATCCAATCCATTTTGGACCGCAATCAACCCTGACTATGGCTACCCTAGAGGAAATCGAATCTGCGATCCGCGTAGCCGACAAGGCCGGGCGCAAGGATGATGTGCAGGCGCTCGGCGCGGAATGGCAACGCCTAAAGGCCGCACCCGCTGCGCCCGCCGCCGCAACGAACGACGTGCCCGCTGCGCCGTCGTTCGAGGATCGCGTCAAGGCATCGCAAGCGCAGATGGCGATCGACGCCGACCCCATGAAGGGGATGTCGCGGCTGGAGAAGCTCGCCGCCGGGAACACGCAGAACCTGGTGTCAGGCGGGCGGGCGGTCAAGCAGTTCGTGAACTGGGCGTCGGGCAACCGCATCTTCGATAAGGACAAGCTGGAGAAGGAGGTCGCGGACGCGGAGAAGATCGACAAGCCGCTGCTGGCCGACCCGTGGGGACGCACCGGACAGATCGCGGGCCAGGCCGCGATCACCGCACCGTTCATGCTGGCGGGCGCAGCACCCGCCGCCGCCGCCGCGCCGGTCACGCTCGGGATCAACGCGCTGCGCGAGATGTCTCCCGCGATCGCGTCCCGCACCGCGGCGACGACGGGGATCGGCGTCACTGCTGCGCGCGAGGCCGCGGCGAAGGAAGCAGCGAAGCAGACGGTGGGCAACGCGATGGCGAAGTCGGCTGCGACCGGCGCGGTGGAAGGCGCGCTCACCACACCGCAGAGCAAGGACTACTCGCCCAACATGGGCGCGCTGTACGGCGCGGGCGCGGGCGCGCTCGGTGAGGCCGGGGGTCGCGCTCTCGGGACGGTCATCTCGCCGGCGGTGCTCAAGGGCAACGACCTCATACAGGCGCAGATCCAGCGGCTGATGGACGCGGGCTACCCGATCTCCACCAAGAACCTCACCAACAGCCCGATGATCCACGGACTCTCGGACACACTCGAGCAGCTTATCCCCGGTTTCGGCACGAAGGGGGTGACCAAGGCCCAGGACAAGCTCTACACCAAGACGATGACGCGGGCGGCGGGCGGGGACGCGCTCGAGAACGTGGGTGCGGCGACCGGCGTGGACATGATGAAAGTCCCGACCGACAAGTTCGCGCACCTCCGCAGCATCCCCGGTGAGGTGAACATCGGCGGACTGCGCGGGGAACTCGAGAATTTCCTCCAGGGGACCGCCCGCCTCGACGCCGCCAGTGGCAAGGGGCAGGGGGCGATGCTGCCCAACGTGGTGAAGAACCTCGGGGATACGCGCATCGGTGCGCCGGTGGCGGACGCCTCGCGCGGGCCTGGCATCCTCAATACGATCGACCAGATGAAGATGGAGAACGGCGCGGGTGTGGTCACGCCGCGCAATAACACGCTGGGCGAAACTTTCATGGAGTCGCAGCGTCCGGGGCCGGCTTTCGTTATCGACTCCGATGGGACTGCTCGCGCCGTCATGGGCAACGATTGGCGGGCGCCGCCGCCGACCGGAGCGCCCGGCCGCAACGCGGCGTCCCCGCGCCGTCCGCCGGAGGTAGGCGCGTCGGTCGATCAGGGGGGTGCCCGCGAGATGGGGGCCAGTGGCATCCAAGGCACGGTCGCGGACGCCGCGGCGCAGACGGAGCGCGCGGGCATCCCGACCTCGATGACGCGCGACGAGATCATGTCGTGGCGGCTGCGCTTGCAGCCGATCGCCAACGGCCCGCCGGGTACGCGGGACCGGGAGCAGGCCAAGATGTTGCTGACCGCGCTGGAGAACGAGTACCGGCTCAAGGTTCCGCAGCATGAGGCGGACCTGTTCGATCAGGCCAAGCGCGAGTTCGGCGTGGCGAGCGATGTCGTGGCGGCGGCAGATCCAAAGCAGACGATCCCGCTCAAGGCGGGCAATGTCGCCACCAAGACCATGACGGACAGGCAGCGCAACGCGCCCAAGCCGGGGCTGCAGAAGCTCACGATGGACCTGGCCGACCGGCAGGGGAAGGAACTCGGCGGCTGGCCGCGTGCGGCCTACATCGCGGCGCTCAGTGGCGGCGGGTACTTGGGTGGTTCGCAACTGGATTTCGAGAATAGTCCGCTGGGGTCAGCCGCCGGCGTCGCCGTTCCTGCGGCGGCGATGTTCGGACTTGGCTCGCAGTCGGGGCGCAAGTACCTGATGAACGACGCGCTGTCGCCGCTCGCCAAGGAACTGATGGCAAAACTGCTCGCCACGGGCGGCACTGCAATTCAACGATAGGAACCACCATGCCGCGCAACGGGTCAGGTCAGTTTCTCCTTCCGCCAGCCACCAACCCGGTGGTGCCGGACACCATCATCTCGACGGGGTGGGCGAACCCGACGCTGGCCGACATCGCCAATGCGTTGAGCACGTCGATCGCCACTGACGGGCAGACGGTGCCCACGGCGAACCTGCCGATGGGCGGGAAGAACCATACCAACGTCGGGCAGGCGCAGACGCTGACGCAGTACGCGCGGGCCGACCAGGTGCAGGGGTGGACGCTCAACATCGTGGCGGGTGTGGCGGCGGATGTCACCGGCACCAAGTACACCGGCACGGTGCCGTTCGGGATCGGCAACGGCGCGGTCGCCATTCCCACGCTGATGCCGATCCTGTTCGTGCCCTCGGTGAGTAATGGCGGACCCTCGACGCTCGCGCTGAACGGCGGGGCGGAAGTCACCATCCTCAATCAGAACCTGACGCAACTCAGCGTCGGGCAGATCAAGGCCGGACGCCCGTATGCGCTGGCGTTCCTCGCGGGCAACTGGATTCTCGTCACCAACACCATCGAGTTGACGCAGTTGAATGGGCTGTACCTGCAGCTCGCTGGTGGCACGATGTCGGGCGCGATCGTCCTGCCGGACCCACCCGCGCTACCGACTCACGCCGCGAACCGTGCGTACGTCGATGCGGCGGTGGTCGGTGGCACGGCGGGCGTGGCGTCGTTCAACACGCGCACGGGTGCGGTCACGCAACTGTCTAGCGACATCACCAACGCGCTAACCTACACCCCGGCCAACAAGGCGGGGGAGGCTTTCGGCGGCGCCATCTCCGCGCCGGGTAGCTCGACGTTTACGCGCATCGTCACGACGGACATCAACACCTTGCCCGTCACGCCCGCCACCACGGGTGCGGTGAGTCTCGACGCCTCGGCGGCGCAGAACGTAATCATTCCCATGACCGGCAATATCACGCTGACGATCACCAACCCGCCAAGCTCGGGCAACATCATGCGCTTCATGCTGTTCAATACCACCGGGCGCACGGTCACTTGGCCCCCATCGACGCTGTGGCCGCTGCCCCTGAGCACGGCCCCGGTCCTCGATGCGGGACCGCAGAAGTTCGCCGTCGTCGTCCTCGCATGGTCCGGCGCGGTGTGGGTCGGTAATGCGGCGGTGTACTGATGCCCGTAGTCCGTCTTAGCTTCTCCGGGTATCAATCCTCCAACGAGAACGGCGGGGGGAATCACGCATGGACTAACGTAGCTGGCGCGGGGTCATCCTCTGCGGGCGCGGGCGCGTACTCCAACCGCGACCCGAACTCGGCGGACATGAACTGGATTCGCTCGCAGGGCGACGGCGCACGCGGCAGCGCCACGATCCCACCGGGGTCCATCGTCAAGGGCATCGTCGTCGGCTTCCAGGTCCGCTGCGCGGGCGGCAACCAGACCGGCGGTGTGTACGACGTAGGCATCTTCAAGGCCGGGGCGCTGGTCGCATCGAAGGCGGGCAGCATCGGCAACGGCGCGTCGGTGGGGCCGTTCGGATCGAGCACCGACCTGTGGGGATTGGGCGCGCTCGCCACGCCGACGTACTTCACCAATATGTATTTCGGTGTCCATCCGAACTTCCCGAACATCACGTCCGAGATTCTGGTGTCGGCGTGGGACGGGTACATGGACATCTACTACGACGACCCGGTGCCCACCCCGGCGTCGATCAGCGTCGGTGCGGGCAACAATCAGTCGGCGGTCATTAACACACAGTTCGCGCAGCAGCTTTACGCGATCGTGCGTGACCAGGGCGGCGTGCCGATGCCGGGGATCAGCGTCACCTTCACGCTGCCCGCGTCGGGTGCGTCGGGTGGGTTCAACAGCGCGGGCGGACCTAAGACAGCGACGGCGACCACGAATTCGTCGGGCGGTGCGGTGTCGCCGTTCTTCTTCGCCAATGCGACGACGGGCAACTGGCAACCCGTGGCGGATGTCACCGGCTCAAGCCCGCTCATCTTCACGTTGTTCCAAGCAACGAACAGCCCGGTGCCGCCGGTGCTGGTGCCGACCACGATCAGCAAGCTCTTGGGCGATGGGCAGCAGGCAGCAGTGGGCACCGCGTTCGCCGTGCAGCAGAAGGTCAAGGTGTTCGATCAGTTCGTCCACGCGATGAACAACGTCGAGATCACTTGGCCGGTGCCAGGCTCGGGGCCGCGCGGGACGTACGCGGGCGGCACCCCGGCGCACACGTTCACCGACATCAACGGCATCGCCACGGCGCCGGTGCTGACGGCGAACCTGACCTCCGGGGCGTGGACGGAGGCAGCGTTCCCCACCGGGTTCGCGGCGGTGGTGGCGTCGTTCGGGTTCACCAACCTGGCGAACAACGCACCGCCCACCGCGACCACGCTGCAGGTGGTGCAGGGTAACAATCAGTCGGCGGCGCTGAGTACCAACTTCGCCGTGCCTATCCAGATCAAGGTGCTGGATCAGTACAGTTCACCCGTCGCGGGTGTGTCCGTAACGGGTACGATCCCCTCGGCTGCGAACGGTGCCTTCGTGTCGGGCGGTGGGCAGGTAGGTGTGGCTGTCACCAACGCGTCCGGTATCGCGGGATTCGGACAGATCACAGCGGGCGGCGTGGTCAGCGCCGGGTGGAATCTCTCCATGACCGCTACAGGTACCGGCGGTGTCAGCGTCGGGACGTTCAAGAACGTCGATGCCGTCATCCCGATGGTGCTGGAAATCGCAGGCGGCAACAACCAGATCGCCACACCGAATACTGCGTTCGCGCAACCGCTGCGGGTGCGGGTCACGAACGGACTCGGCAACGGTATCCAGAATTACGGGGTCACGTTCACCGCGCCGGGCAGTAGCGCGAGCTGCACGTTCACCGGCGGCGTGTCCAGCCTGCTCGTGCTCACCGACATCAACGGTTACGCGCAGACGACGGCGACCGCGAACGCCAACGAGGGGACGTACAACGTCACGGTGTCTGCGTCCGGGCTGACCTCGATCACGTTCGCCATGCAGAACGGGAACACCTACGCGGCGGAAGTCTGCACCGCGTTCGTCGTCACCGGCGGCGGCATCAACGTCGCGGGCAGCGGCGTCGGTACCTCCCCAACCGCGTGGTCGAACCCAAGCAGTTGCATCGCGACGGCGGGCGGCGGATCGTTCGCGGCCAACCGCGAGCAGCCGCCGAACAGCAACCGCTCGCAGACGTTGCAGCCTTCACCGATCCCGGCCAACTGGACCGCGATCCCGAACGACGCCAAGATCACGCAGGTCAAATTGTCGTTCTCCGCACGCGGGGTTAACGCCACGGGCACGTTCGGTACGCTGTTCACATCGTTCTCCGGGATGACCGGGGGCGCATCGCAGTCGGTAGTCGGCATCACCACGGCGTTCGCCAACTTCACCCGCACCATCACCCCGCTCGCGCTCACCACTGCCGCCGACCTCAAGGTAGCGGGCGTGGGGTGGAATTTCGTCAACGCCCCGGCGTCCGGCACCGGGGCGGGCACCGGGTTCGACATCAATGGGGTTACAGTATCGGTCTGCTACCAGACGGTGATCCCGCCGCCTACGCAGCCCGCCGTGCCTCCGCTGTTGCTGTGCGGAAACTGAAAGGACGAGACGATGCGTGCAACGGTGGCAGTCCTGATGCTTGCGCTGACCGGGTGTCAGACCACGATGGACCCGAACTACGCGATCCAGCTGGAGAGCTACCGGCTGACCATCACGTCGCAGCGCGAGGTCGATGTCGCCAAGGCCCGCGCGGAGGAAGCGCGCTACAACGCCATCGCGGAGATTGCGGTCAAGGGCGATCTGGTGTCGCGGCAGACGGCGATCCTCGCGCTGGCGCTGTCCGGGCGCGAGGGTGTCGCCGCGCAGCCGGTGCCGGTGCAGTTGCCGCGCATCCCTGAGTCGCAGGAGGACCGCGCGCTCAAGTGGGCTGCGATCTTCGCGGGGCCGACCATCGCCATAGCTCAAGGGTGGTTCGGGTATAAACTCGGAGTGGCGCAGAGCAACAATCAGGCAAGCACCACGATAGCGTCCTACAACGCACTAGGCGCGACGGCGATTGCGGGCTACGGCGCGAACCGCGACATTGCCAATGCTGGATTCATCACGGTGAGCGACATCGCCACCGCGCTCAAGCCGACCACGCCGGTCATCCCCAGCATCACCATCAACGGGAACGGCGTGGTCGGTGATGGGTCATATACGGGCGACAACTCGGGCACCAACTCCGCCAACCAAGGCATCATCCGGCAAAAGAGTCCCGACACCATCACCCGCACCTGCACGGGCGGCACCACTGATGCCGCTGGCAGTACGAACGCCAACTGTTAAGGAGTCACCATGAATCCGATCTTCGCTCTCATCGTCCCACTGTCCGGCAACCTGCCGGTCGATCCAGGTTTCGGTGTCCCCGGTTTCGGCGGACGCCCCGATCAAGGGCTTCCCGGCTACGGACATCCCGATCAAGGACTTCCCGGTCACGGTCACCCCGGCAATGCGCTGCCGATCGCGCCGGTGCGCCCGTCGCCGCCCATCGTCCTGCCGCCGGGAATGTGGCCCCCGTCGCTGCCGCCGGGAACGAACCTGCCCGACAACTCGTTGCCGGCGCCGTTGCCGGGACACCCAGCGCACCCCATCGTCATCCCGCCCGACCCGTCGATCGGCATCAGCCTGCCGATCTACCTGCCGCAGCTCCCGCCGGGGTCCGCGCTGCTGATCGCGCTGCCGCAAGCGCAGCCGAAGGATGACGACCCGCTGAACGCGAAGCCGGCGATCCTGGTGCAGTCGGGCAAGAAGCCGGTGCTGGTCTACGTCAGCACGGGTGCATCCCCAAAGTCATCGTACGAATAACAGGAGGACACATGACGAACCAACACAAACCCGAATCCGATTACCCGCCGCAGTCGCCGGACGACAAGACGGACCTGCAAAACCAGATGGCGCAGGACTTCAACAAGCTCGCGGACGAGGACGATAAGGACAAGAAAGGCAAGAAAAAGGGCAAGGTCTACACGGAAGATCCGAACGACCCGGCCTACGTCGAGCCGCGCCTGCGCCCCGATTGGACGCCGGATCAGCCTGGCTGACCGCGCACCGCCCCGGACGTGCATCCCAAGCGGTACGGGGTGCGCGTCCGGCACCGATTAATCGTCGCCCCCGAACAGCCCGCACAGCAGCACCACCCAGCACGCGACCAGGAACCACCAGAACAAGTCGATCACCAGTTCACCACCCCGGAGTCGGTGAGGTACAGGCCGATCAGCACGATCAGCAACGCGCCGATCAGCACACACAGGCCGATCAGCCCGATCTCGAACGGTGACTGCGGACCATCGGGCTTCATATGGCGGGTGTCCCAGTTGGATACAGGTCGATCACCTGTGCGCTCGGATTGCCTGTGGTGGGGATGCGGTAACCGTTCACGTTCTCAACGGTGCCGCCGCGGACGACGATGCTCTGCTGACAGAAGTACTTCTCCCACCCGGTATTGATGCGCTTGATCGCCGCCGCCAAGTCGCGGTACATATGCGACTTGCGCTTCCATGTCTCGATGCCTAGCGCCTCCATCAGTTCCTCGGATGTCTGGAAGCGGTAACTGACCCCGCTCACCATGATGATGCGGAAATTGTGCGCGTTGCTGAGAATGCGCTGCAGATCCGCGTCCCACGGTCCCACCTCCATGCGTGCCGCCTGCACCTCCTCGGTGGAGTCGGGCATCGCCCACCACTCGGTGCCGGCGTCATACACCGCTTGGGCCTCGGCCAGGAGTTGCAGCCGGTTGGCCGCGATCCAATCGGTGTCTATCTTGCCGCACGCGATCGGCCAGAAGCGGCGGTTGCCGGTCTGGTCACGCAGGAACCGCTCCTCGTTGGTGGTGCCGACCATGATGCTGCGCCGCGCCAAGACCTCGGTTACGGCGCCATAGGGCGGGCGGATGTGATCGGTCGCGGTCGAGATGATGCCCTTGATGTGGCTGGAGTCGCTGTAGTTCATCGAGGAGAGTTCCGCCAAGTCGATCAACCACCCGCGGTGCAGCGTCAGTGTGAAGTCCTTGTCCTGCACTTGGCTGTGCGTGGCGACGTATAGATCGTCCCCCGCGATCAGTTCAAGCGACATCGACTTCTTGATCCCCTGCTTGCCGACCAGGACGAGCATGGTGTCCACCTTGCACCCGGCGTCGTTGGCCCGCGCGATCGCGCTCACCAGCCAGTTGCGGCCCACCGCGCGGGTGTAGTCGGTATCCACCGTGCCCCACCCGCGCACGAACATATCCTCCAATCGGGGCTTCTTGTCCCACACCGGCAGCGACTCCAGCAGGGTATTGCGCTGCCACCGCGGCTGCGCGGCGATCCAGCGCAGCGCGTCGAGCATGGTGCCCTTGGGGACGGTCATGCCCAACTTGCGCTGGAACCACACCTGCTCATCGAAAACGAACGCCTCGGTGAACGGCACCGGCGGCGGGCCGGTGAGGTAGATGTTGCCGCGCATCACATCGAAGTAGTAGCGGGTGGTGAACCGCTCATGCTTCTCGAGCACGATGCGGATGTTCGACACCGTGGGCAGCGCGGTCCCGGCCTTGTTGGTGGCCAGGCCGAAAAACTCGGCCACGCTCGCCCAATCCTCATCGAACTCGGACCCATCGACGCGGGGCAGATCCTCGAACGCGCGCTGATGGTCCGCCACGGGGATACCCATCAGCCAATCGTCCAGACCGGGGCCACGGCCGGGCAGTGGGGCCGGCAGCAGCACGAACGTCACCTTGATCCCCACGCGCAGGAGCGCCCGCCGGAACGAGCCGCCGGCGCGGTTCACGTCGGGGTTGGTGAGGATGTCGCCGTCGAGCACCACCTCGAGCAGATCCCCGGTCTGCAGCAGCTCACGGATCGCGGGGTGGACTTGGAAGATCCCGTTCTTGTCACGGCGCACGCCGCCGTTGCATCCCGGTATGCCGATCGCCGCCTTGAGCAGCATCTTGCCGGCGGCGACCGCCTTGAGTTCACCCTCCACGATCAGCAGCTTCTTGCGCTTATGCGCGCCCAGCGCCGCCCACGTCATGCCGCCCAGGATGTGCGGGTTCAAGTACGGGTAGGTGGCTGTCTCGGGCGGGAACTTGGCGGCGACCAGTTCGGAGGTGGAAGGCTGCGTGTACTTGCCCTGCTCGGGCGCCGGGTGGGCGAGGCGCACGCGGTGCATGAGCGGGTGCTGTCGGCCATCAGGTGTGTAGTACGGGATCTTGAACCCGCTGATTGCGCCTGTGAAATCAACGGTGTCGGTCGCGTCGATGTCCTCGGGCAGCAAACCGGACGCGGCGAGCTTGTCGAGCATGAACTGGGATGGCATGGTGTCCTCGGGGCGGACCAATCACGCTAGATGAGAGTGGTCACTAACTACAATGGTCTAGTGACAAATTAGGCGGGAACCACTACAGGTTGTGGTCGCCGCAGCAATGCTTTCAGCAGCAAACTTTGCGTCCGATCCTTGCTGCGGAGCACCTCCGCAACGTCCTCGTCCTTGGTACCGCGAGCCACCAACGTATGCACGAACACCTGCCGCGCCGTGTTCCCCTGACGCCATACGCGCGCCGTCGCTTGCTCGTCCCACTCAAGGTTCCACGTCGGCCCGTACCAGATGACGTGCATCGCGCTGCCCTGCAGGTTCAGCCCGTGCCCCGCCGATGCGGGGTGTGCGATCAGCACGGGAATCTCCCCTGCGTTGAACTCAGCGATGATGCGCGTGGTTGTCGTCTTGTTCTGGCCCGTGAGCAGAACCGCGCCGGGGACACTCGCCATCATGCGGTCCCGATCCGCGTCGTACTCGTACAGCAGGAGCGCGGGTTCGCCTTGCAGGTCGGCAACCAGATCATTCAGCCGCTCCAGCTTTTCGGTGTGGATAAACGCGGCGTCGTGCTGCTCATCATACGCAAAACCGTTCGCTATCTGGCGCAGCTTGTTGCCCTTTGCCGCCGCATTGGGCGATGAGATTTCCTCGCCGCTGTCGAGCGCCAAGTAGAACTCACGCTCGAACTTCTCATACTGTCGCATCGCCTTGTCGGGCAGCGTGACCACGACTTCCTGGCGCACCAACTGCGGCATATGGAACTTGCCGAACGCATCGCTGTGCAGGATCAGCGGCTTCAGCTTCTCGTTGATATGCTCCGCCGCACCGGGACGCAGCACCCAGGTGTTGAACGTCGTGCCTGGCTTCTGCACCGGGTCGAAGTACGTCATGCGGTAGTGCGTGATGTACTTGCCTAGCGCACCGCCCATGTCGATGATGTACGCTTGCGTGAACAAGTCCTCGTACCCGCGCGGCGCGGGCGTCCCGGTCATAATCACCCGGCGCCCGAACTCATGCAGGATCGCTTTGATGTTCTTGAAGCGCTTGCTGGTACCGTGGCGGAAGTAACTCGACTCGTCCACGATCAGCACGTCCGCGCCCACCTTGTCGAACTGACGCTCGAACGTGATCTTGTTCATCGGCACCAGCCAATCCAATCCCTCGGGCGTGCATACCAAGATGTCGGCGTTGCTGTCGCGCAGTATCTTGTCCTTCTTGGGGCCGTGCAGCACGTCGAGTGTCAGGTGCAGATGCGCCCACTTGCGTATCTCGTCGGGCCATACGTTCAACGCCACCTGCATCGGCGCCACGATCAGCGCCCGCTTGAACATTCCCTTATCCTTGAGAATCTGCAGCATGGTCAGGACGCTGACGGTCTTGCCCAGCCCCGGCTTCCACACCAGCCCGGCGTGCATCGTGGTGAGCAGGAACTCGATGCCCTGCACCTGATAGTCATGGGGAACAAAAGTTTTCATTCGGGGAAGTCCGGCAGCTCGGGGAAGTAGAAATCGAGCGCGTGATACGCCTCGCTCAGTCCGCGCGTGACGACGATGGACGCGCCCGCCTCGCGCAGCTTGACGTGTTCCAACTCCTGCATCTTGCTGATGGTGCCCTTCATCGCCTTGATCTCCATGAACAGGATCAGCCCACCGCGGGCGATGATGAGATCGGGGAAGCCCTTGTACGCGGGCGACACCATCTTGCGGACGTAACACCCGCGCGAGCGCGCACGGTCCATCACCCGATGCTGGATGTCGGACTCGAGCAAGTCCTTTCCGGCGGGCGCGTTATCCAAAGGCGCACGGCCCGGCGTTGGACTTGCGATAAGAACACCAGCGGCAATGAGTTCCCGGCGCCGCCGGGTAGACATCTTCGCGTAGCAACGGAGCAGCGAACTCTGCGAATTCTTCTTCAAGACCCGCCTCCTGGGCGCGGATGAACTTCGATAGATCGTCAGCGCGATCGGGTTGGTCGATGTAGTCGCAGCCCACCACGATCGCGTCGTGGCCGGGGTAGAGCTTCAGCGCGGCGAGCGCGTACAGGCGCTTCTGCTTCTCATGCTCGGGGTAATACTTGCCGGTCTTGAACTCATGCACGCGCACGATGTCGTCGCGCACCAGGATCGCATCGATCACGATGCGGACCCACACGTTCGCGCCGTACCACGGCACCACCTTCCACTCACGGTTGAACGCAACCTGCTGCTCACTGCGCGCCCCGGCGACGTGCAGATGCAGCAGCCGACGCCGCCAATCTTCGCGGTACGGCAGCGTGGCACCCTCGGGGAACTCCCCGGTGTTCACCAGATGCGCGAGTTCCTTGTGGATCGCCTGGCCCCGCGCCTGATACTCGTTGTCCGGCTGCGGGATGCGGTCGATCTTCTGGTAACGCACCGCCAACGGGCACTTCTTGTGTTGGGTCACGACAGAGTAAGACCACGCCTTGATCTTGGGGTAGATCGGCACCACGATCGCCGGCGCGGGCGTCGGACTCCCCGGCGGGATGTACGGCTCTCCAAATGCACTCATGTCTTGCCTTTCATGCTCGGGTCACAGTCGGGGAAGCGGCAGTACGCGGCGGTGCAGGTGCCCGCCTCGTCACTCCAGTTCGCGCATTGCGTCGATGGCGGCAGCAACAAATTCTTGCGCTTGCGGAGCACAGATTGCGTTTCCCGCGGCACGCAGAGCGCCCACTCGATTGGGATACCCATTAACCAGAGGGAAAAGTCCGGGTTTAGTTGGCCGCGCTTTTCCGTCGCGGCAGGGGAGCCAGATGGCGTCGGACCAGAAGCCGTTAGTCGCACCTGGTCCTGCAGGTTCACCGCGTGGCCCCCCGCCTTGCGTGTCTCCGGGTCCTGGCCGTAGCCGCGGAGACTGTTCGGGCTGCACGCCGTCGGCGTGGCCCACGGCGTCGGCAGCACCAATGCCGCCGCGTCCGCCGGGTTCAGCCCCGGATTCATCCCACGGCGGATCTTCGCTTGGTAGTCCTCCCCGACGCCATTGTTGATCGTGTTCGGCGTCGGCCACGGCGCGAACGCTGCTACCGCCAGACTGTTGTTCCATCCCCGTCTGACTGCTTCGTTCTCCGCTGTTTCCTGAGAGGCGATCACTGAGTTTTGCGCGTTGTTCATCGTCGGTGTCGGCCACCCCACCTGCCACACCTGACGGCCCAGGAGACCGTTCTCGTCCACCGTCCCCTCGCTGTACCCGTCCTTGTGGTCCCGCGTCGTCGGCGTGGCCCACGATCCCACCAGACCCCCGATCAGCAGCTCGTCCTTGCGATCCCCACCCCGGCTCGTCTGCCCGCCACCCATCGCGTTCGGCGTCGGCCACGCTGCCATCCGCGCTGCTGTCTCGAGCGGGTTGCCCGCGTTCACTCCCCGCGGATTGTTCGGGTCCGCGCTCGGGCCACCCGACAGCGCCATCGGAGAAGGCCACCCCACAGAAGTAGAGCCTGGCCCGGATGTGCGGCGCCCCGAAGCCCGCAGCGCATAAATCGAGCGCCGCGACGGCAAAACCCTCTCCTTCCAAGTCAGCGTAAACATGGTCGAGCCAAGCAAGCGCGTCCTTGCTTGCAACCTGCTCGCCAAAGATAACGCGAGGGCGGCACTCGCGGATGAGATCGAACCATGCCGGCCAAAGGTGCCGCTCGTCCTTGAGTCCGGCCTGCTTGCCGGCGGCGGAGAAGGGCTGGCAAGGGCATGACCCGGACCAAACAGGTCGGGTGTCAGCCCACCCGGAGCGGCGCAGCGCGTGCGACCAGATTCCAATACCTGCAAAGAAGTGGCATTGGGTGAATCCGCGCAGGTCATCGGCCCGGACATCGAGGATGCTTCGCTCATCAACTTCTCCTTGGGCGATCAGCCCGGCCTTCATTAAATTCCTGAGCCACTCCGCGGCGAATGCGTCGTTCTCATTGAAGTAAGCAGCCATCAGTCGCAGCAGCAGGGATCGCGCGGGCAGGTACCGCGCCCCGCGCACTTGTCAGGGTGGCGGCAGAACTCCGGGTACGGCACGTTCGACTTGGCGCGGGCGGCGTCGATGTCGCGCAGCAATCCGATGTAATCAATCTGGTACTTTTCTAGCCACGCCGGTAACTCTCGCCACCGCTCCGCATCCGCCCGCAGCGCGGCATTCTCGGACTCGGTTTTGCGAACTCGACTACGAGCAGTTTCCATCCAAGTCGGTGCATCGGGCTTGCGATACTTCTCCGCGACCATCCACTCCATGATGTACGCTGCCGCGTCTTGTTCCCGCTCCAACTCTGCCACGCGGGCCTCGGCTGTCTCGGCGCGGACTTGCAGCGATGCGCGACCGGCGCGGACTAGAGCGCGGTAGAATTCCATGCCAAAGCAGGTACCTATGATCGGACCAACTAGGTCATCGGCCTGCTCGTCGGTCAGCGCCGCAACGTCGGGCTTGTCGCTCATTTCGTCACCAGCAGATGCACGCCGTCGTCGTTGACCAGGAACCGATCCTTCTGCGCCAGCGCCCAATTCATAATCGTGCCGCTCGGCTTCGTGCGCGCCTCCTGATAACCGTTCGCATCGTTATACAAGCGCGCCAGTTCATTCCACGTCAGGCAGCGCTGCTCGATTACCACATTCCCACTCATAGCATTCTCCATACGACGTAACCCGCCGTGTAACCCATGATGAACCCCAGCGACATCATCGCCGCGCCCACCTTGATCCCCACCCGCTTCATGCGTTCCTGCTCATGCACCTGCCACTCGGATAGCCTCACTTGAGCCACCTCTCCCATCGATACAACATCACCACCGCGAACACCAACACGCCGACCGACGTGCGCGGATACGCGATCACAAACAGCGCCCACGCCACCACCGTCACCGAACTCACCGCGATCACCACCAGATAAAACCGCAGCTTCTCAATCACATCCTCCCTCGTCATCGGTGGATCTGCCAGATCAATTTCGTGATTGCCTTCGTCCCTCGTCATGGCAACTCCAATGTTGTGAGATCGTGCCAATTCGGCCCGCACTCGATGTCCACCAGAATCGGCACCGACAGCGGCATCGCATTCACCATGCACGCACGCAACACCGCCGCTTGCTCCTCGACGTGCGCGTACGGCACGCTGATGTTGATCTCGTCATAAACCTGCGACAAGAAGTAGTTGCTGCCACCCGCCTCGCAGTAGCGCGCGATAGCTTCCTTTGTCATGTCCGCCGCAGACCCCTGGATCAGCTTGTTGGCCTGCTTGTAGTCGAACTCGCGCAGGCGCCCGTTCTTCTTGTCCACCACCGGCGGCTCGACGCTCAGGCGGCGCCCGCCCAAGGACGTGATGAACCCCTGCTCGCGCGTGCGCTGGATCACCGCCCGGATCAGCCGCTTCAGCCCCGGCAGCGCATCGAAGTACGCGGTGCGGATCTCCTCGGCCTCGAAATCCGTCACGCCCATCATGCGCGCGAGCTTGGGGATGCCTGCGCCGTAGATGCTGGCGAACGCGACATTCTTGACGTGCTTGCGGCTCACCACCTTGCCCACCCGCGTTTTAATGAGTTCCTGCGCGAACGCGTGCAGATCGAGCGCCGGGTCCGCGATGTAGGCGTCCTTCATCAGCCCGTTTTCGTAGTGGGCCGTGACCCGCAGCTCCTGCTGCGAGTAGTCTGCGGAGATCCACAGGCATCCTTCCTCGGGCAGCATGGCCTGGCGCAGGCTCGGCAGCGGCATGAGGCCGAACGGCGGCGGCGTTTCGTTCGGGTTCGGCACGTTGGCGAGATTCGGATTGGCCGACGCAATGCGCCCCGTCCTGGTCCCGTTCTTTTCCTGCCCCCGCACCTGATGCCACTCGGTGTGCAGCCGCCCGTCCTTGGCGGACTTCTCGAGCCACGGCGTGACAAACACCCGCAGCATGGTTGCCGCGGCGTTACGGTACGCCAACTGCTGCACCAGTTCCTTGTCGGTGCAGCACCGCGACAACGCCTCCTTGCTCACGCTGCGGGTCAGCTTCTCCTCGACCACCACGACCGCCGGCGCACCGAACGGCTGCGCCACGGTCAGCGGGAGTTCCTTCGCCACCGCCGCGAACGGCACCCCGTCAGGTGTCTCCCAATGCGTCATCAGGTGCTCGCGGTCGAGCGCGAACGCCAACTCGTCGTCGCTGTCGATGCTCAACTCGGGCGCGTTCAGCTTGGCCCGGATCTGCGCGTCACACTGGTACAGCGCCCCGGTCAACTCGACTTCCCACTGTTGTAGCAACTCCCGGTCCACCCGGATGCCGCGGCGCTCGGCGGCGACCAGATGCGGCAGCAGCCGACGCTCCCTGTTGTAGGGTGCGGGCATCTGGTCGAAGATGGTCGGGGCCAGGAACTGGAACATCCGCCACGTCCGCTCCACGTCCCCGATCGCATAGGGGCCGACGGTCGCCACCGGGGCGAACGCGATGAAGGCTCCCCAAGTGCTTTTCTTGGCTTCCTTGATGTTGGCGAGAATCCACTCGCGCACCTCGTCGCGCTCCTCGGGCCTCATCTTGAGGAATTTCTCGCTCATCGGCTTCAACGCGTAGGTGTGCTCGTCAGGCGAGTGCAGGTAGGCGAGCAGCAGGGTGTCGTGCCACTTGCGCGGGAATGCAATCCCCATGTGCTGCCACGCCACCTCCATGTCGAACTTGGCGTTGTGGAAGATCACGGTGTGCTGCTCGAATGCGCGGCGCACCGCGCGGGTGGCTTCCTCGAGCGTGATGTTGTTGCCCCGGCCCTCGTCGTGCGGGTGCCCCCACGCGAGGTATTCGCTCTTGCCGTCCGGCCACCGGATCGCCACCCCCACCGGCTTCGGCGGATAGAACTCGGGCCTGGCCCCGATTCCGAAAGTCTCGAAATCGACCACTGCGTAAGACTCACTCACTGAATTGTCCTTTTGTACTACGTTATCCGTGGGCCGGTCCCCCACACCGACGTATCGACAGGCGGGGGGACCGGGTACTGCTCTGTTACGCCGGCGGCGCCCCGAACGGGGTCTGACCGGGGGCCAATGCCGGGTGCGGCGGCGGCGGGATGGTGTCGGGCGCCTGCAGGAAGTTCCCCGGCACCGGGGCGGCGGGCGCTGCGGCCTGCTGCTGCGCCGCCAACGAGTCCTTTGTGGCCTGGAACGGCGCGGCGGCGGGCGCTGCCGCCGGGATCGCGGGACCGGGCTTAGGCTTGCTGTAGCGCGCTTCTGCGGCCTTCTTGGCCGACGCCGAACGCTTCCCGGCCTCGGTGATCGAGTCCACCGACGCCATGATGGTGTCGGCAGTCTCCAAGGCGAACTTCACCTTGGCGCGGGCGGTCAGGCCCACCATCCTGTCGGCCACTTCCTGCGCCGCGGAGAACACCGCGTTGTCCAGATCGTCGCGGTCTACTGTGATTGATACGGGTTCCATTCCAATTTCCTCTATTGTGATGAGCTGCGGTTAGATGCGGGGTGCGGCGGTGGTCTGCTCGAACTGCTCGCCGGCGTCAGACGGCGCGGGGTACGGCTCCTGCAGATCCTGCAGGTCGAAATCGTGGCGCGTCATAATGGCCTCGAGCACCTCGGGATCGGTGATGTCCGCGACGTAGGCATAGATGAACTTGAACTGGGCCTTGCCGTCCGGCACCAGTGTCATTTTTGTAATGACGCTGTATGGCGACTTGCCATCCAGGGCCAGCTTCCTGACGTAGTCCGCCCACCCCAACGCGGAGTACACGGCGAGGCGCACAAACCCCACGCTGCCCTTTTTCACGCCGTCCGCGCTCGTTGTAGCGCCCGCAGGCAGCACCGACAGCCGCCGCAGGTTGCGGCACGCCTTGCCCTTGCCCGTGCCGCCCTTGGCGGTGCCGAACTTGGACCGGGGGCACCCGTCGCACGCCGCCGCCTGCTTGATGTGCGCCGACGGGTGCGGGACCATCAAGACCTCACCCTCATCGTCTGCCACGCCGTAGGCGAAGCACGTCGGAGACTCGATCACATTTGGATCGTACGGGTTTGGGTAATAGGCGTTCTCGAAAATGCCCGCGGTCACAACAACGTCCATCGTGTTCTTGGGAATCGGCATCTTGTTGAACGTGAGCACGCACGCCTTGGTGCCGAAAAACTGCCCCGGCGCCCGCTCGGAGTCCGCCGTTTGTTTGGCGAGGGCGTGCAACTTCTGCTGCCACACCGGCAGCGTGCTCGGATCGACTATCGCGTTGTCATTCATCAGTGTCCTCTATTCGCTCGGTTGTAATGCAATCGCATCCAGTGCCACCCTTGTAGCGGGGGCGGCAATGAACGCATTCAACAGCCCGGCCGTGCTGCCGCCGTTCCGACCCACTACCCGCTTGGCGTCCTCGTCCAGATCCTTTTCCAGACGCCGTGCCAGCAGCGTTGCCTGCCATGCGAGGTTCCGCACAACGATCATCCTTTGTAGCTTGCCTTTCCCCCACTGCTCGTTGAGCTGCGTTATCGCAGTCTTGAGCTTTGCCGCCCCATGCGCCTCGTCGGGCACAGTCTCGCCCCACAACTCGCTCGGCACGGTGTCGGGGTCGATCCCCAACGCGACCAGGACGCGCTCGTAGTAGACGCGGGATGATGGATGCGTAAGCAGGTAATCGGCCAGTTGCATCAACTCGGACTGCTGCGGATGGTTCACCGCATGGTCCGCGAGGGCCAGGCCCAAGGTCAGGTTGTCGAGCTTCATTCGCTCGCCTTGAGCTTGAGTTGCAGCAACATGAACCGCTTGATTCCCGGCGGCAGTTCGCCGTTGCTGTCCCGATCAGCCGCCGCTTTCGGGTTCACCCGTTTGTAGAGCAGATCGAACTCGCCCGTTTTCTGGATGTGCGCGAACAGCGCCGGCCAATTCTCGCCGTTGTAGGTGGTTTTCTGCACCAGTTCCGCAGTCCCATGCACCGATCCCACGGCATTCAACTGCCGTTCCTGCATCATCAACTCCAGGACGTTCACTGCGGCCTGCAGCGCCTCCTCCTCTTTGTTCAAGATCACCTTTGTAGCGCGCACCGCACGATCCGCGGCGATGGCGCGATTGAGCGCCACCGTCACGTCGAATTGCGTTTGTAAATCCGTTGCCGTCGTCATTGTTCCCTCGTCGTCAGTGGTGCCCCTTTGTGGGGACGATTGGAAATATACCGGAGCGAATCCGGTTAGTGCTTACTAACTTGTGACCTTTTCCGAATGCGTCCTTTGTAGGGCCGCTCGCGCCTTGTCGGTGGTGACACCGTGGGCCAGGATCGCGGCGCCCCACTGGTACGATGCCCGCTCCATCACCTCCTGCAACTCGTCGCGCCTGGCCACAGCCTCGCGATGCGCCTTGTAGGCATCCCCCGCCACGATTGCGGCGGCACTGTAGGCCCGCGATGCCGTCCTGTAGGCCTCATGCGCGGCGTCCTTTTTCTCAGTCGCCTCTATTACCTGCCCGATCAGATCCATTTGTAGCTCCTCGTCAAATTGCGGTTAGTTGTCGCTGCCGTCATACAGGGCGCCCGCCACCACAGCGGCCACCCAAAACCAAAACAGGACTTCAATCATTTCCAGATTCCCCCCTTTGTGGGTCAGCGCGGACCAAAACCTCGCGGTCCCGGTATGCGGTGCCGACATCCATGCGCCGCACCTCGATGTCGAAATCGCTGTACCACCCCACGGGCAGGCGCGACTGCTCGCCATGCACGGCGAGGCCCGCGCATAGCGCGGACTGCGCGCCCTCCTCGGTGAGGCCGACGGCCTCGAACGTGAAATGGCGAGTTTCCATCGTCGCCAAGTAAATGCTATTCATTGGAATATGTCCCCATCTCCAGATTATCGACAATCGCGCCGACCGACTCCCACAGCAGGTCAACGTCGGTGCCCGCG